AGTTTAAAATTCAAAGAAGTTCTTCTCACTATTGACGAGAATAACTGTGCAACTCTTCGCGAGCTCAATATCTACGATAAGTTCAGACTTCGTAATCAGAAGCTAGGCATTACTCGCATTATGTTCCGTCCTTACACAGAGATTCACGAGGCATTGCAGAAGAATGAAATGAAACACTCACCGTTTAAGTATATCAGCGGAGCGTGTACTTCAACGTTTGTTATCTGTGATTTGCTCAACAAAAGTGAAGCGACCTATGCTGGACTAAAGTATCATGGACAGTTTAGAATCTTGATGCCTAACGAAATTTACTATCAAGAGTACGATGATGTAAAGGACAATAGAATCAAAGTGGATTACTCACACCCTGATACACCTTACGAGTATAGCTAAAGAAAAAGCCCACCGAAGTGGGCTTTTGATCTTTTTGTGATCCAGCTGGTTGATTAGCTGAAAGACAAGTTAGATACAGCGATCTCGCCAACATAGTCACCAGCGTTACCGAAAGATGACGCAGTGTTTGTCAATTCGATGTAGCCATAACGTGTCATGAACGATACGACTGGTTCGAATGTTGTTGGATCAAGAACAACACCACTGCTCATCAATGGAATGTATGGGCAGTAGAATGCTGGAGCGTCAGCTTCGCTAGAACCTTTGTAACCAACCAATACAGGAGTTGTATCAGCAGCATAAGAGTCAACGAACACACGCATGCTACCATTCAATGTACCAACAAACTTGGTGTTTGTAGGAGCTTCGAATGTACCTTCTGTAGTGCGAGCAAAAGCAGAAGTAGTAGCAGATTGCAATACTGTCAAAGCAGCAGAGCTAACAACAGCGTAGTTACCAGCGCCACGACGTGTACGTTGGGCGATCAAGTTAGCAACACGGTTGATCAACACGGCCAAAGCAGCGTGTTCGTCACCAACGAATGTAGCAGTACCAGATACGGTAGCTTGGTTGTATGTGAATTCTGTAGAAGCAAGGCTACGCAAGCTCAACAAGATTTCTTGGTCGATTTCAGCTGTAATTTCTTGGGCTAGAGCAGCCATGATTTCAGCTTCAACGTCGATACCGTGCATAGCTTGAGCGTCTTGTGCAGATTCAAAAGTCCAGCGAGCTTGTAACTTGCGGGTCTTAGCTTCAACAGCTTGCTTCAAGATTTGTACGGAAATTTGCTTACCGCCAGTACCTTCCATCACTGCTGTGTTACCGCCAGTGTAGGCAGAAGCAGTAGATGTACCTTGAGGAACTGTAGAGTATGCAGTAGCGATTGTGAATGGGCTCAACGCTTCTTGACCAGCTGTAACAGAAGTTGCAGCAGCAGAAGAGTCAGTCAAGCTCTGTGCGTAACGAACACGCAGAGTGTGGATCTGACCAACTGGACCGGTCATTGGCTGAACGCCGACCAACTCGTTAGCGATAACGGTTGGCATAACACGTCGGATAACTGGCAGAATAACACGGTTAAGTGTTGCGATGTTGCCAGAAGAAGTGCTACCAGAACTTGCGTTCTCTTTCAAGTAACGCTTGGTGTTTTCCAGGATAACACTCATCGAATTGCGCTTGGTACCGTTAAGACCTTCTAACAAAGCGTCTTTTGTTTCGCCCCAGCGACTTTCAAGTAATTCCATTGACATTTAAGTCTCCTAAAATTTATTTTTTTATTACAGTCCAGCCAAACGCTTGATGTCAATCACATTGCTGCGATCTTCTTGGGCTTCTGGTTGTGATGGAACTGTCTTATCACCGGTTGCAACGGATACCTGCTCTGCGATCACCTTGCGGGCTTTCACTGAACGGTCTTCCAATACTGCTGGTAGATACTTTTCAAATGCGTTTTTCAAACGGGGAGTTTGTACGCTTTCGAGCAAATTACGCATGACTTCTTGTTTCTCTTTGTTAAGAGGTGCAAGCAAATCGGCCATGAGCGTAGCACGCTCGTTGGACTCTTTGATCATACGCAAATCGCGTTCTTTAGATTCAACCAGAACTTTTGCTTTCTGGGTGAATTTAATTGCTTCGGCCAATTTCTTGTCCTTGCTAGCAATAATGTTATGCAACTTACGAACTTCTGCTTTCTCATTGAGGTGAGTAGCACCAAATTCAGCTGCGTATGCTTCGAAGATTCTACGACCAAAATTGTTCTCGCGAGCAACTTTGATATCTTCTTGCAATTGATTTAGTTCAGCCTTTAAATGACGGCTAACAGCTTGGCTCATCTTAGCACTAGATTCTTTGATGAATGTAGCTTTGAGACCTTCCAACTTGGCACGAGCTTCGCGAACCAGACGAACTTTTGTTTCAACAACATCACGTTTGTCTTTTGCAAATTCACCGATTTCTTTTGCCAATGCATGCACAACAAAGTTTTCAAGTTTGTTAACACCTTCGGTGTGCATTTTACGATCTTTGCGTAGTTCGCTAATTTCTTCAGCAAGTTTGGTCACTAAGAAGCTGTTAAACTTAGTAGCTGACTCTGTCATCTTGTGTTGGAACTTAACGCGATCTTCAGCCAATTGACGCTTTTCAGCAGCAACGTTAGCTAATTCACTTGCAAGACCTTCTGTTACCATCTTATCTAGGGCTTCAACCATGACTGACTTGTCATGCTCGTAGCGTTGAGCAAATTCCTCGCGGAGTTCTGCACGTACTGATTCTTTCGCTTCCATTAGTTTAGATTCCCAAGCTTCGTTGAGTTCCTTACTAATATCTTCGTTGATCAGACCGCTTTCGAGCAATGGTTTAATAGCATCAAACATGCCTGGTTTCTCCTTAGATTTTGAGATCTCTGATGAGGCGTTTGACTTCCTCTTTCAGATACTTCTGCACTTTGTCGCTTTGTCCAGACTCTCTAGCCATTTCCAACACTTTATGACCGTATCTCATGTTCATAAGACCTTCATAAATTGCTGTTGGATATGCGTTAGGAGCACTGGGTTGAGCAACCACATCTATAGTGACAATTTCAAAGTCACTTACATGTCCTGTTCTGTCATCGACATTACCTGAACCTCGGCTGCTGACACCTAGCTTAACACCAGATGTCAACAGAGTCTTGATCAACTCACCCATAGGGGTTGGCAAAATTTTCAACTTACCGCAACCAGCATGTCCGTCCATCCACATGCCTTCAACGCTGTGGCACACACGATCCAAGTTAATTTTTAGATCGTCTGGATGGTCCACTTCACCTAAAACGGAGTTACCGTTACGGATCTGCTCGTTGATTGTTTCTACTGCCTTGAGGATCTCATGTCTAGGATAGATACGCTCATTTGCATTGCGCTTGTCGCCTTCAATGCAAATGCCTTTGAGGTAGAGACTCTTACCACCCTTGCCGCTGGCGTCATCTTCGGTGATAACTTCAATCTTGGCTTGGTTGAAAGTAAGGTTTTCTCTTAGGTATCGTGACATTTAATTAACCCTTACGGCCACCTGGTAATGGGCTCTTGTTGTTAACACCAGTAGCTTGAGCCAAGTGTGGCTTGTTAGCTGGCTTTTGATCTTTCATGCTTGCACCAGCTTTGTTCTGGAAATCGCTGATAAGATCTTTTGTTGCGTTTTTGTAAGCAGAAGAGTCATGCTTGCCTTCAGCACTGTCACCACCGGTGATGTGTACTGGCTTGCTAGCCATGCCAGCTGCACCTGCGTTAAAAGCTACAGGACCGGCTTTGCCGTTACCTTGTTCGCTTGTAACTGGCTTTGGGGCTGCTTTTAAGCTAACAGCTTCCATCATGCCTGGTTCCATTTCAGCTGTGTCGTCCATTTCAATAGCGTCGCCGCCTTCTTCTGGACCAAAACCGTCACCGTTGTCTAACTCGTCGCCGCTCATAGAAGCTTCAAATTCAGCCATCAACTGGTCTAATTTGTCTTCTAGGTTAAGAATGTCGTCTTTGGTAGCTGGCTCATCATCGCCGCCTTCGTCACCGAAATCACCGCCTTCGATGTCTTTTGTAAGATCATCACCAGCTTCTTCAGCTTCGTCGTCGAACTCAGCAGTTTCGTCGTCGCCTTCGGCTTCCATGCTCATGTCGTTTTCTTCTTCCATCTCGACGTCGTCGATTAGGTCGTTTTGGCTGTCGCCGCCGATAGAACCTTCTTCAAGTTCTTCAGAATCTTCGTCGAGCTCTTCAGCGTCTTCTTCGATTTCTTCAGCTTCTTCAGCCATGATGTTTTCATAAATCTGGCGTGATTTTTCTACCACAATTTCGTGGAAAAGCTCTTGAGCTTTGGCTTCTTCATCATTGATCACGTATTCGATCAATTGTTCAAATCTGTTCATATGGGAAACTCCTATAGGTAAAGTGTGCTGTTATTTACATAGGAGGAGAAAAACTAGTGGTTTATCGGCGAAAAACTGGTAGTTTTTGATTGCAATTAGATTGCGGGTTGTGGAGGTGGTTGATATTGTTGCTTGATCAGTTTGAGTTTTTCTTTGTACTCATATGATCGTACATCATTCATTCTACGAAGTTTGTTTAACTGTCGCAAAGTCAAACGAGTTTTACGCAAGTTCTTCAGTTGTGTTTGACTGTTGTCTTGCGATAAGTCCTGATATGCTTCAGGTTCACGTTTGTAGAATTCAGTTAGTAGCATGATTGTATTTATACTGCCGGGGGAACTGCTCCGCCTGCTGGTGCTCCACCTGCTGGGGCTGCTCCGGGTGCTGCACCTGGACCTGCCAATGGGCCGCCTGCTGGACCCATGCCTGCAACGTCTTGTCCCATTTCGATATCGCTTTCCATGCCGCCTGGGGTAATGCCCACACTACGTAGATCGCTACCGCCAGGAGCTGCTGCTTCTGGGTTGTCACGTTCTTCACGCCACATTTCTTCGTTCTTCTGAATTTCATCTTCAGTAAGTCCCAAGAAGCGTTCTAGCATAAAGCGTTTTGACATATAAGGCAGTTGTTCCAAGCCTTGGAATGCTTGAATACGTGTGTTGTCCAGCTCACTTTGACGGTAACTAGCAAAGTTTTGTGGTGCATTAAACTTCAAATTAAACAGGCCAGAGTCAATGTTAAACCCTCGCCACTTCAAAAACATCTTGAATTCGTCGTCTAGTTTTTGGCAGATTAACGCCTGTAAACGTTCGCAATACTGGTTGAATCTGTACTCTTGTATAAGGGCTGTGCCTACTTTTCCGTCACTCATTGCACGGTCTGAATCGTCTGGACCAGTGGGCAAATAGCTAGAGGGCACACGCAAACCACGTGCCATTTTGTTGTTAAAGTACTTCAAATCGTCGATTTCGCCTAGGTTCTGACCGCCGGGCAATACTTCAACTGAGCTACCGCGACCGTCTTGTCCCTGTGGGAAGAAGTAGTCTTCGTTGATGCTCAGTGGGTTGTAACTAGCATCCATCATGTTAGCACCGCCACCTGTTACAGTGGGGATACGTCGCTGGTGCATTTCGTTTTTAACACGCTCAACAAACTGCATAGCAAGGTGACTAGGCATGTTACCCACGTCAATCTTGAAGATACGTCGTTCAGGAGCACGTTGCACACGATAGATCAAGATACTGTCTTCCAACAGTTCCTTTTGCTTGAAAACTTTCCAAATGTTTTCCAGAATACTCTTGCCAAAGGGCCAGAATGTGTCCAGTCCTTCGTTTAAACTTAGATGAACAACGTGCTTGGCATCCAGGCAAGTTTCGTTCATGGCTGTCATGAAACGACTGTTGCCCACGCCGCCGCCCATGCCGCCATTGGGCATAGTGTAGTTGGCGTTGCCGGAGATAGAGCCTGTAACAGGGTTGGTCATGTAGTCTGTGGTAGTTTTAGCTGCCACAGTCATGTTCTGGAAGTTGGGGTTGATGTCACGGATAACATACTGCTCAGGACGCTTGCCTTCTGATTCGTTAACAATAACACGGGCTACCTTGCTCATGTCAACCCAGTACATTTCAAATGTTTCTGGATCACGCACAAACACTTGATCGCCGTACTTTACAGTATTACGGAACAGTTTGAAGATACGTTGATCCAGCTTGTTGAGCTTGACCCACTGCTTCATCTGCTTGCGAATGATTTCAATTTCGTGGTCAGTGGGCTTGTCTTGATAGTCAATTTCAAACGGTGTGCCGTTTTGCTCGTTCATTTGAGTAGAGAACTCAGCAATGATATCCAAGCAGGCATTGATCTCACTGTCCATGTCCATGTTTTCGTACTGATTGTAACGTTCAATACGGTTTGGATGTCCTGAGTAAACTTCAGGCAGACGGCTAGCATAGTTACGGAACACAAAGTCATTGGCGTTGCTGCTGCCGTCGTTCTTGCCGTAGTTAGGATAGCCAAACTGGTTTGAGCCAGAGATAGGGCTCATTGCCCCAGAAGTATCTGCTACCTTGAAGTACTTTTTCCAACCTTGTTTGTTTTGATCTGCCATAGTTTATTATTTACCGCAATTAGCTTTGCATACGCAACATCTTATCGTTGATATCCACGTTGCTCTTGGTGCTGCGAGCAATATCCATCAGTGCAGCTTGGTTAGCACTCAGCAACGAAATCATAGCATCAAACGATGACATCAGTTCACGCATTGGAGTAATAGTAGCTGGACCTGTGACAACTTCAGGACCTGCTTCTCCAGCTATGCCAATCTTACCTGCACCTAGTTCGCCGCCATCTGCGTACTTGGGAGTGTCGTAGCCAGCACCGCCCATTTTAGCACTAGCCCATTCTTTGAGCTTACCAACTGTGCCCATTGATTGCAATACAGGGTTAGCTTCTATTTGTTGTCTTGTCAACACACCTGATAACGGGAAAGTATCTGGTCTTTGTAGCACTTTGGCAGCAGTACCTGCACCAAGAAAGTGTGCAAGATACAATGCAGAATCTGTAGTTGAGAGTTGTTTACTTTCCAACAAACTTCTGTTTTGTTCAGTGAGTTGGCGTGCTGCTTCCCATTGTAGGTCAACATTGCCTTTCATATCCTCAAAAGACTTGCCTTTGAGTGCGTTGCCTTCGCCAGCTTTTTTAGCCAATCCTTCGAATGTGCTTCTAGTTATTTGTGCAATACCGTATGCAGAACTTGTTGCTGCGCCACCTGCACCTGACTGATTAGCAATGTTTCTGCCGCCTGATTCAACCTGAATCATTTTCTTCAAGTAGTTGTTGTATGCCCCAGACAACAGTCCTCGTTTTTCTTCCGGAGCAGCACCTTTGACTTCTTCTCGAGCTCGTCCTGTTTGAATCTGTGTGAACGCCGCTTTGGCTGCTTCAGCTTCTGCATGAGCTGCTGCTTTTTCAGCTTCGTTGGTAGCTGCCTCTTCTGCTAAACGTTTTTCAATGTACTTGTCGTAGGCTTCTTTTTCTTGTTTCTTGAGCTTTTCAACATATTCTCTATGCTTGCGTTCGGCATCCATTTGTGCTCGGAACTTACCTGCTCCCGGTAGTAGGCTTGTTACATTTTCTACAACTTTGCTAAACCAAGACATTGCTGTGGTTGCCGGTGCCACACCATTTCTCACAAAGTCCTGCATGTTGTTCATGGAGTCTTGTTGTGTTTTGATCAAATCAGCTTGTATGTTAATTTCTTTTTCTGAAGCGACCTTGTCAATCATGCCTTGACGACGTTGTTGTTTTGCTGCTTCTTCTGCTGCTTTTCTGTAAGCACCGTTTTGGGTTTTAGAAGCGATTTCAACAGCTTCGCTGATACTGCCCATGAGGTTAGCAAAGTTTTGATTCTGTGCCAGTACTGAACCTTGTGTTTTTACTGTTTTAGCAACTGCATCGCCGTAGCGTTGTGTAGCTTCAGCTGCGTTGATCTGACGTTTTTTCAGCTGGTCTAAGATGCGATCAGCTTCGCCACTGGTCAGCAAGTTTTGCATTCTTGCTTCTTCTGAAGATAGGTTAGCAGTTAAACCAGCCAGTCCTTTGGCTGCTTGCGGTGCAGTCCTGCCAATGGCCAAAATAAAGTTTTCAATTTCATTGGCAGCATCTTCGCCAGTTTTGCCCATGGCTTTGAGTTGCAACATTGTACCTTGATACTGTTCAATGTTACGCAACTGTTGTCTAGCATCTTCTTGTTCTTTGCGGTTCATACCAGTGAGTTTGGTCAACGCATCTTGCTCAATCAAATATTTCTTAGTACTTTCGGCAATTTCTTCAGTGGTTCTGTTTTGAATCAGTCCAACACGACTTTGCAGTTTGATGTAGCCCAAGATTGATTCGTTGACTTCATCCTGTGTCATACCTGCACGATACAGGTTGCCACGGAAGTCTTTCATTTCAACGTTTAAGTCAGTGAAACGTTTGCGTCCTTGAACAACTGTGCCACCAAAGTTGCTGAGATCTTTGGCTCCGTCGGTCATCAATGCAACCATCTTGCCTAGGTCTTGAACTCCGAGGCCCAGCTTTTGCATGTCGCCATAAATGCCTCTCAGTCCATCTGCCCCAGCAGCTCCAATGCGACTGAGCTCTTGATAAGATTTAAACAATGCATCAGTTTGTTCGTTTGATGCTTTTACATACTTTGCTGTGGCCCCAACTGCTGCCATAATTCCAGCAGAGAGTACACTGATGCCACCGGTCATCACAGCAACAATACCTGTCAATGCAATCATAGCATCTGCTGCTGCATCCACAGATTGGTTGTAGGCACTCATGCCCTTTTCGCCTTTGTACATTGCACCAGCGGCACTGGTAAAGGTTTTAGCAAGGCTACCTAAGGCTTTTTCTGCTAGCTGTGCTTTGGCTTCAAATTGTGCAATTCCAGCCTGAGCACCCTGCAACTTCATATAAGTGTCAGGCAGCATTCTACCAAATTCGGCTAGTTCCCGATTTGCTTGTGCCAGCAGTTCTGCGTGTTCTGTTTCTAATGATGCCATGGATATTGCCTATAAGTATCTTATATTTATAGGTGCAAAATGACCCAATCTTCCAACCCTCTCAAACAATTTTTTAGACAGCCAGCATTGTATGTAAAGCTGCCTAGCGGGGGACAATACTGGCCCAAAGGCTCGCTGGAAATGCCCCCTAACCAAGAGCTGCCTGTGCTGCCAATGACTGCCATTGACGAAATCACATATCGCACACCAGACGCATTGTTCAACGGATCTGCTGTGGTCAGTGTTATTGAAAGCTGTATTCCTGCTGTCAAAGACGCATGGGGCGCACCCAGCATTGACATCAGTGCCATGCTCATGGCCATTAGAATTGCCAGCTTTGGCAGTGAGATGACAGTGGAAAGCACTTGCCCTGCTTGCAAAAAATCCGAAGAATACGTCAGCGATCTACACGGATTGATGGCTAACATACGTACTCCAGACTTTGCAGAAACAATCAAACACGGTGATTTGGAAATATTCTTCCGCCCTGTGAGCTACAAAGAAATCAGTGCGTTGAACACCAGACAGTTTGATCAGCAACGAGTGGTTACTATGTTGCCCGACGCCGACATGCCCGAGGCAGAAAAAATCAAACTGCTAGACAAAGCCATGCAAGAAATTGCAGAACTGACTTTGCAGGCCATTAAATTTTCTATCAACGGTATTCGTACACCTGCTGCGTTTGTCACAGAGCCAGGGTTTATCGACGAGTTCCTTAAGAACTGCGATCGCAAACTGTTCAACGAAATCAAAGACGCTGCTGTGCATCTGAGAGAAAGCAGTGAAAACGAACCAATGAAAATTACATGCACCAACTGCCAACACGAGTACAGCCAAACAGTGGTATTAGACGCTAGTAATTTTTTCGATCTCGCCTCCTAATTTCTAGCCCTGAAGAAATTTCCACTTTGCTTGAGCAAATGGAAAAGGAGGCCAAGGCTATCAAAGAACAGGGTTTTAGATTGGCCTGGTACATGCGTGGCGGTATAAACTATGAGCAAGTACTACAACTCAGTTCTGCTGAACGTGAGATGATCAGTGAACTGGTCAAAGAAAACATTGAAACAACCAAGAAGTCAGGACTACCGTGGTTCTAAACATTGAACAAGTGCGAGCAGATATAGAAGCCTGGATGATCAACTTTGTAGAAGTTCCGCATCCTAGCCTAGGCGGCTGGCCTCCATGTCCGTTTGCCAGACAAGCAAGAATGAAACGCAGCTTCGAAGTTTACTTGGGCAGTGATCCTTATTATGATCTCAAAAATCGAGCACGTTACGGAATGGGCAACCGGGAAGTTATCATCTATGCTTATGATCCTGCGGAATGGACACACGAACTGTTTGCAGCCAGCATCGAGTCTGCAAATGCAGAACACTTGCTACGCAGAGACATACTTGCACTGGAGGATCATCCTGCTGATGTAGAAAACGTCAATGGGGTGATCATGAATCAAGGACAGTATGCACTAGCATTGGTACAAAGTTTGAGCGACTTAAACTCTAAAGCAAAACAAATGGCGTCAAAAGGTTTCTACGATACCTGGCCCAAAGACTACTTGCAAGCCCTATTCCACCACCGCCAAGATCCACGAGTATGAGCTACCAGTTTGCACGTATTGATTTGAGTAAAACCAACTACACA